GACATCGAGCGTTGTAGCAATTGGATTTCAAACCACTGAGACAGCAGCAAACACATTTACTCAAGCGCAGACAGATTTGAACTTATCACCACTAGACAGGGAAGTCTTTGTGGTACTTGCTATCAATTTGGACCCGCAAACTCCTGATCCTGTCTCAGGAACTAACACAACAGTAGGATGTTCTCTAACCACAACTTCACAAACTGCTCTTCAGAACCTCTCCAACTCTAACTGTTTAGCATCTGCAGTTAACGCAATTAAATCTGCAGCACCAGGTGAATCTGTTTCTTTCCAAACACTTGGACTTGAAACACCACCTGCAACTTTGGAATTCATAGGCATAATCGCCACAAATGATTTCTTTGTCCAAGTATTAGGAGTTAACAATACAAGTGCAAAGTTCGTATCAGGCAAATTGTATGGGTATCGAGCACGTGCAGATGCCTCCATCTTCGCTGCACTTGTTCAGAGTGAAGTATTGAGTGCATGAGGCGGTCCTTGTGGCCCGTAAATCAATTGCTGACCGTAAAAAGGACGCTAAAAGACGCGTTCGTGGTCTTCAAAACCCCTCTTTGCCTGCTAGTAGAGAGGGTGTAATTACATTTTTAATCTTGGAAGGTGCTAAATTAGGTGCAGAGATTTTAATCGATAGAGATCCAGCGAACATATTCAAACCAGATACCTTTGGAAATACTGGTGGTGGTGGTGATTTCTCCCGTAATGTTTCTCCTGATGATGCATTAGCGGATTACCGCGCTCGGCAAAGCGTACCAGTAACTCCGGAAAACCTTCAGGTATTGTTTGATGCACAACCAAATCCTGAACAAGCATACAATGACGCACGAGATTTAGCAGAAATTAACCAGGACCAGGAACTTGAGAATGCTTTGGCCAAGTTATCGAAGACGCGACCAACCAAATTCAAGAAGAATTCTTCTGCACGTACAAAGACTGGATATGGTTCTGGGAGATTCCAATCACAATTTGGTCAAAATATGGGATTCGACTTCTCTCAAATCTCAAAACCAAAGCGAAAGAGATCAACAAAGATGAAAGCATCTGACAAAAAGTTATCGAAGGCGTTCAAGAAAGCAAATATGATGTGCAGAAAGAAGAATGGACAGTTTAAGAAGGGCAAATCACAGAAGGATGTTGCTAAATGTGCTCATCGACTTCGCAAAAAGATGTGATTATAGATCTAACCATCTTTTCAAGCATTTGTAGCTGCACATTTCGTAACTTTCATCTTCATCACGGTATCCTTCTGGCGATTGTTCCATCAGAATGATGGCTCCATTCTCATCTGGAGACCAAGATGCCTCGCAAAACGCGCAAATCATTCAAAATCCCTCAGTGAAGTTTGCTTCTGAACCTCTTTCATTGCTGAAGCAATTAATTCTTCGATAGATCCTTTGTAATTCTCATCGAGTTCGATAGAATGTTCAACGATTGTGGCTGCTAATATCGTTGCAACCTTCGCCCACTTGATACGACGCATGGTTTCTGTTGCTAAATCCTCGCCATTGTCGTAACTTCTGAGGCCCATTCTCACCCATTGACTAAAGTTACCCATCCTTTGGGCTATTTTTGCCGTAATTTCATCTAGACTAACCATTTTTTGTACCTTCATATCTATACCCTTCAGGACATCCGAGGTAGTAGTCGGGTATATACATACCCCCAAGTTAGTTCTGAAGTAGAAGAAGTGTAGAAAAGTTACTTGATACCCTATAAGGGGGGTAGTAACTAGGAGGTGGGTGGGGCGGCGGTAATACAGTGATTGGCTCGTTTCACTCGCGAAGATATAAGTGAGGTGTAGAAAGTACACTAAGTTTACTTTATAGACCGTGGAGGATTGGGGAGACTATGGCCATTACCGGACTAAAGCAGACATCGAGCGTTGTAGCAATTGGATTTCAAACCACTGAGACAGCAGCAAACACATTTACTCAAGCGCAGACAGATTTGAACTTATCACCACTAGACAGGGAAGTCTTTGTGGTACTTGCTATCAAT